ATAATTTTATTTACACACGATAGCTTATTCTTAAATTTAGCATTTATTTTGTTATATAAATAAATATTACCATATTTAAATGTGGATTTTTCGGTTTGGGTTAATGGGGGATAAGCAAGTACTATTAATTTAAGATCGTTATATAATTCTTCTGTTATACTACCACCATTATCAATGTCTTGACATACACAATGATATAATATATCAGTCCTTGATCCATAATTAATAGGATCTTTAATTAATCCATGTCCCTTATTACATCTTACAACTATATCATAAGAATCAATTAATTTACCTAAACCTTTTTTATTTAAATAAGTAGCTGGTCCTACTATTACAACCCTTTTATCGGTAATTAAACTTCTAATTTTATCTCTATTAAATTCTTCCATATAATATTTATTTAATTGTTATATTTAAATATAAAAATAGATAATTGATAATAATGATAAAAAATATTGATAAAATTAATATTTGTCACTATACTCCATTAAAAGAGAGATATGAATATATGAATAAACAAAGTGAAAAATATAATATAAAAGATAAATTATTATTTATTACTGAATATAATATTATAAAAAAAGATTATATAGGAAATGTATCTAATGTTCAAGGAAATCGTTCGTGGCATATAGGCAAATGTTCAAAAGATAACATTTGGAATAATAAAGAATATGATGGTATATATGTGCCGTGGTGTTTAGGTGGATATGGTTATATAATATCAAGAAATGCTATAAATTTAATAAAAAATAATAGTAAATATAAAGAAAATATTTATGAAGATTTATATATTGCTATTCTACTAAATAATGAAAATATTTATCCAACAAATGTTAGTAATTGGAAAACATATTGTATAAGTCCTGAACATACAAATTAAAATTAATATGTATACTTTTTAATTTTCTCTTTATCTCGTTCAACATAAACCGCCACCTCTTTTTTTAATTCCATCAAACATTCCATTCCACTAAATTCATGATCATTATTAATAATATACCTAGGTTTTCCTCCTTGATTACTGCAAAAATGGTTTCTTAATGGGAAAAACAAATCAGGTTTATAAACATCGTTAATCCAATCATCGCAACACCAATTAACTATTTCAACCGGAAAGAAATAACCAAAGATTTCATAATGTTTTTTGGATACAAAACATTGTGTAAGTAGTCGTGGATTGTTATTTATTGGACCAACCAATCCCATATCTTTATGTTTTTGTAGTGTCACGATACAATCATTCACCCACCCCTTTGTTGTGAAAATGATATCGTCACCACATTGGAAGAAATAATCATTTTTGTCTTTATAAGCTTTCTCAAAAAGAATATTCCACATTTTAGTTAGATGCCCTGTAGCAGCATCATCTAAATAAATGAACTGTATATTTGTATTCACCATAACGCTTAAAATTAATTTTAATTCATTTTGATTATTGATATTATCAAAGAAAGGATCATTTCTGTCAATTCCTATATAAAACGTATATACGTGTTGTTTATCGTATGATAAAAGAAATGACTTAATTGTAAGTTTAAATAAATATGATTCTCTTATATTAGCCCATGTTCTACCATTACTTGTGCATGGAATCATGATAGCTATTTTATGAGGTTTTATTTGTTTTTTAACAACACTATTAAGCATATTATCAATCATAATATTAATAACGATTTAAATATTTAAGTATTGTAAATTATATGATTAACATATTTACTATCAAAGAGGATTTAAAATTCTCGTCAGAATTACTAGTATTATTTGGTTTATTAGATAAGAACCCACAAGAAGACTTACGTTATTATAATGAAAATGGAATATCCAGATATAATTTACTAAGGGAAGCATGTGAAAAACACATAAGGTATGTTAAAAATGTTGAAGAATGTAAATTTATAATGTTGCCTATTAAATTTAAAGGATTATTAGATCCATTGTTTAAAAATTATGATGAATTGTCAAAAAAATATAATAAACCATTATTATGTTTTTTTAATGATGATAGTGATGAAAAGTTTAATATACCTGAAAATGTAATATTATATCGTACAAGTTTTTATAAATCAACTAAATTAATTAACGAAAAACCTTTAATAGCATACTCACCGGATTATTTTAATAACAAAATTTTAGATAATAATACTATATTGTCTATTGGTTATTGCGGACATATTATACATGGTCGTAAATATTATTTATATATGATGTATAAAAGTGATATAAAATGTAATTTTGTATTAAGAAGAGGTTTTTGGGCTGCTGGAATGGATAAACAAATAGCAAGAAAAGAGTATTTTACAAATATGGAAAATAATTTATTTGTATTTTGTTATAGAGGTGCAGGTAATTTTTCTTATCGATTATATGAAACTTTTATGATGGGACGAATTCCAATAATTATAAATACCGATTGCGTTTTACCATATTGGGATGAAATAGAAAAACATAACTTTGGATTAATGATTAACGAGGAAGATATAATATCAAAGAAAATAAATCTTATTGAAACAATAAAAAAATACTATAATGATAATAAAGATGGTTTAACTGATATTCAAAAAAATAATAGATGTTTATGGGAAAAGTACTGGAGTCCATATGGTTTTATAGAAAATTTTGATACTCAAACATAATTATATGCTCCATAATTTAGTTTGTTATATTTTTTTTGTAGCTCTTGATATGTATTAGTTTTTTTGATTATTTATATAGTTTCTATATAAATGATTATATAATTTTACACAATTTTCTCTCATATGTTTCCGTGTTTCTTCTGAAATCTCAGATAAAATTTGCGGTATTTTATTTAGTTCAGATTCTTTAACCCTAACTATAGCTTTATCCCATAATTCATGATAAGGTAACTGAAGGGTATCTGACAATAAAATTGGAATAGAACCACAAGCTAGCGCTTCCCAAAATCTTATGCTATTAGGTCCGCTACCAGAAGGACATAAAGTAAATATACTTTTAATTAACATGTTGTTATAATAATTGGTTTTATAGTCAAAATCTCCCGGTTTATTGATTTCACCCGAATAATTTTGTTTATTTGAAAAAACGATATTATCTAAATGCCAAACACCAGTATTAATTATATCTGTATTATCTGGATGTTTCATATCGAATATACGCTGTCTAATATTGCTCATATAATCACGAGGTTGATAACCACCTATAAAACTATACAATATAGGTCGTTCAACATTAATAAAATCTACATTTTCAAAATCCTTATTAAATTCTTTAGTTTCAAAATTAACAGCAAAAAGAGGACAAGGTAATAATTCTATACCATCTATGTTATTAATGCCAATTTGTTTGTGAGATATATAAACTTTTGTAATATTAAGTGCTTTCCAAAGAGGAATAAATGTTTTATAAGAAACATGTTGGCAACAAGTGTAATATTTATGATCTTTATTAATTAAATCTTTAAATATATTAAAGATTAGTGTTTGATTGTATCTTTTATCTCTAATAGTAGCCCAAGGTAATCCAAAATAATATGCATTATCTTTTTCTTGCAAATAGAATTGTTTTTCAGTTATAGCAGGATATTGCCAGAATAGTTTATATTTATTAATTATATCTTCAGTGTTGACCATACTTATAATGAAAAGTTATTTTTAATATAATTATGTGCTTATAATAAAATTTTTTTACACCTTTAGAAATTAAAGCAGACTTATAGATAGTTTTCTTTATTTACTGACATAGTATTTATATTAATTACATGTTAATTTATCGTTATATGTTTGCGAAAAGTTCCATTCTTCTACATCAGGAGCTTCTTCTCCCTCGTTTCGTTCATTTCTAGCAATAGGTTGGGTATTTTTTGGTAAGAATGTATAAATTTTTACAGGTTCCTGGACTACTTCCATAGGTATCTTATTATTATAAACGACACGACATACAACGTAATCACTGTGTACCCAATATTTATTTTCAGGAAAACCTTTAATCTTAATCCAGTTTTCACGATCCATCAACATAATGTCTCCGCTTTTATTGCCCATAGCCATTACAACAGCATCGTTTGATTTCATATTTTGAAGTATTTTACTTTGTTTTTCAGTAACATTTAAAAATGGATTAATATGTCTTTTTACATTACTTTCCGCTTTAATTAAAGGTGTAAGATAATCAGTGTTAATATTATTGTAGGATTCAAATTGTAGGAATCTATAAAATCTATTTTTTTTTAGTCTTTCTTTAACATACCAAAAAAAATATGAATTAAAAAGAATGTCAACATTTGTAATGCAGACATATTCCCCGACGGATTCATAAAGACCCGCATTTTTGGCATATGCTTCTATCATATTGTATCCAATTGGATTTTCATATGTTTGTTTGACTTCAATAATTTTAGCATTGTGTTTGATTAAATAATTATCACCTTTTTCGTTAATAATATCTTTTACAAATATAGTATTTTTATCGCAAACATCTTCGCATATTATAATTTCATAAGATATATCTGCAATTTCGCATCCCAATTTAATATTCTCAATATAATCAATCAAACGTTCGCCGTAATCTTCATAATATTTACATAATTTAATAGACGTTACAAAACTTATCATATAAATAAATCTTCTTATTATATTTAAGTTTAATATATCTAAAATTATATTAATTAAAATTATATTAATAAATTGATTTACAAATACTTGTAATGAATACTATCAATATTATGCCTTCACGTGCTTACTATAAACGACTTAAACAATTTAAAGAAATTATCAATAATGAAGAAATTCAGGACTATTTTAGCATACCAAGAACTATAGATAATTTTATGATTAAAGTTAAAGTAAAAAACGTTGAAGAAAATAAAATCATGTTTGAAATAGGATATAGAGAAAATTATGGTGGTTTCATATTTGGTAATATTCCTATTGAAATAAGTAGAATTATCAATAGCTATACGTATAATTACATAATATTAAACTATATTATGTTATTCAATAACGATTATCCATTTCATCCATTTACATGGATCATGACTAGTATAAATACAAATTATAACTATAATAGTTGCATGTCATATTATGGCAATAAGTTATACAACTACAATGATAATTTAAAAAAAGATTGGTGTTTGGTAAATACCATTGATAAAGAAATTTTATATCTTTACACATTTATTATTGGAGATATAAAATCAATATGTAAATATTTTGAATAATTACCAATAACAATTGTCTTCTATTTTATCGGCGGATTTAGGTTTTTCGATTTGTTTTGGTCTACTCCAATGCTTATTTAAATATAATTGCATAACATCTTTTCTTTCTTTTAACCATCTGTTTCCATATATTCCAAAATACATTTGTAATACTCCTCCTACATAAATGGCAGATTTATTTAAATGTTTATAAATGAAAGCACATATTGGATTACCATAACCACCACAGGAACATAAAGCGATATCAAATTCGTCTTTAATTTTATCAATTTGACTACAAAATAAATTAAATTCTATATCAAATTCTTGGCTTGGTTCATCGCCTTGTGTTTGTGGTGGTTTTAATAAAATGAAACTACAACCAGGAAATAAATCTTTACCGTATATTTCATTAAGCACAGGTATTTTTTCTTTGATGCTTTCTACAAATGGTGATATGATAAGTATACGTTTTCCTCTTAGAGCATGTGTCCATGGATTATTGATATGATGGAATATGTCATATACATATCCACTGAGTTCTTTTTTTTGAAATGTGTGTCGTATAAAATCATGTGATTTATGAATTGCTTTTCTAACGCTACCATTAATTTCCCATGAGGTAATCAAATCACTATACTCAAACGCACTACAATAACATTTACTGTATTTGATGATTGAGGTATCATTGGTTAATTTGATGCCTGCACTTGTTTTAACCATTTTAAGTCCGGTTTGATATTTTAAATAATCCCATTTGATATCTTTATTATTTAATCCAACTCCTAAATATGCTAAAACATTTTCTATTCCTGCGATTCTCGGAATAACAAAATTCTCATTATTACTAAATTTATCTGTAATATACTTATATAATTCAAAGTTGTCTTGTGTAAAATTATGAAAGGATAATTCATTAGTATCATTTATGTATGCTTTCAGGTCAACGTCTAAAATCTTAAGATTAACTTTTTTCAAATCTACACAAGCTGGGAAGTATATACCCCAAGGCGGTAATATAGTATTTTTATTTAAATAATTGCGCTGAGTTGTATGTTGTTTTTGATTGTGGTAGGTTCTAATAAAATCTACATCATTGTAGATTTCATAACCTAATATTTTAAACAAATATATTATCTTATTATCACACCCTTGCATACCTAACTCAAAATTAAATAATTTTATTTCTTTGTCTGTTAATCTATTGTTGGAATGTATTATCCATGTATCATTACTTGCGGGATGACCTTCTATAGTTGGACAATTTTCTTTTTTATTAGTTCTTTGAAAGTATTCTGTTGAACCAAATAAACAACATGTTGATAAGTCTTGTTCATCTCTATATTCATACCTTAATAGTGCAAACATTTTTTTACTTATGTCTATGTCGCTTTTGTTTAAATTATACAATGTTTCATCAAAAAATATATCAGCATTAATTAAAATATTAAACCCTTTAATATTATTGTTTTGCGTATAATTAAAAAAATCGGAGAACTTTAATCGTTTTCCGATGTTAATTTGACGTATTTTATTAGAATTAATTCCTAATTCAGTATCACGATATATACGTTCATTAAATAAATAGATTTTATTAATATGAGCATTATTAACATTGTATTTAAGTGTTGTTTGTAATTCATATAATCTTTGTAAATTTTGTGGGATGTAAAATTGAGTAAAAAGATTAATTGTATCTAAAGATATAGTTTCTTTTACAGAAACACAGGGTGATTTTTCTACTAATTTAAAAGACATTAAGTATTAAATATTAAATATTAATATTTAATATTTAATACTTAATTAGTTTTATAAAATACTTTGGGTATTATTGTTTCTTTAATTTTTTCAAGTTTCTTAAAGCATTTATTGATTGTTACTTCACTTATTTCACTAATAATACTGATATCTCTTTTATTTATATTTAAAGAAAATTCTTGACCTACAAAATAAATTATACCTGCGGCTACGGAATGCGGTGTATTTTCTGGCATTATATTATTTTTTTCGGTTTTAATAGCAATAAATTGGCATAGTTTAGTATAACGCGTTGAAATATTAAGCTTACTACAATATCTTTCAATGAAAGATATAGGATTTGTATCATGAAATACTATTTTATCGTTGTTGTTCATATATACCTCTAATTCGTTTATAATAGTCATAGCATTCTTGCAACCTTTTGTTGCGCTGGCAGTATCCAAATTGAATATTTTAGCTATTTCCTTCGCTGTTCTTGGATAGTTATGAATTTTACAAGATATATAAATTGATGCGGCTATAATTCCATCGCGGTTAAGTCCTCTAAATGTCTTCTTTTCTGATATACTTTTATGATGTTTTAATGCTTCGTCTATAATCATTTTTGGTATTCCATGATTATTTGCCATGATTGTAATTCTCTGAAATTCATCATATTGCGATTTTTCTTTATACGGCATGGATTGCCATTCAGTATAACGACGAATTTTTCGCATTTCGTAACTTGAGTTGGATTCGCATACAACCTTACATCCATAAGAGGATTCTTTCAATAGAGGGTTTATAGGTATTCCGCATCTTGTCGGATCTTTTCCGTTAGAATCTTCTGCACCATAATACCTCCATTCAGCACTATTATCTAACATGTCTTTATACAATATACCACAGGAACTATTGCTACATATTTGGAAACCCTCGTCGGATAAACAAATAGGACTTTTGCACATCTCACAATTTGTACGACAAGTATTTGAACTATATACACACTCTAAATTATCTGGTTTAAATTCTTTGTCAAATAACAACCATAATTCTTTTTTATTTGATTGTCTTTTTATTTTTTTTGTTGAATCCATTAAATTAATAAATAGTTATAATATTAGTTTTAATTCAATTTAATTATATATAAATATGAATAACGATATATATTTAGAATATTTTAATACAATATTTATAGATGATCTACTACATAATTCCTGTAATGAATTATTTGATATAGAATATTGTAATAAATGTACTCATGAACTGTATGATATATTTAGTGAAAATCTATCGTATGATGCAAGTATGTGCACAGAATTAGCTAAATACTATATTAAAATAGCTAATTTATGGCATACTATCATAACTACCTTAAACCCTGTATTAAATGATGATAATTTTTTTTTATGTGAACTTAATCATGTTAATAATAGTAAATACAAAAAATATTTATCTACATTTTACAAATATTTTACAAATAACCCTAAACCTGATAGCGTACATTTTTTTAAGGATATCAAACTAACTGAATGTTCATCTAAAAAAAATAACTTAATATTATCATTAAATGACCCTAGCGAATTATTAATAAAAAAATACGCCGAAGACTTGAAATGTTTAATTAATAATTTAAATAGTAATAAATCTAAATTAATAAATATAGTAAATAGTATTTTTCATATAGATGATGATAAAAGAAGTATTAATAAAAATTTGACTTTTGATAAATTAAATGATGTCATTTTAGAAACAAGGAACTTAATAATATTATTGCATTCTACTTATAACAAGGATTATGAAATATTAATAAAAACTTATAGTATACTTTTAGGAATATGCGAAATAGACAATTGTGTGAAAAAATAATACGTAAAAATTTTTTTTCTCATATTATATTATAATGGTAAAAAAAAGAACTAAATCTTATTCAAGAAAACGCTCGATGAGACGTTCGTATCGTCGCCACATGAAGAAGTCTGGTTGCAAAGGAAAGGGACCTGCTGTATGCCGTTCGCTGAAGGGATGTAAATATGCTAGTGGCAAAAAACGCTCGTTCTGCCGCAAAGGCAAAGGGCGTTCGGTTAGATCGCGTCGCCAGGTTCTTAAATTAGCGGATGTTTTCAAAATGTAAATTTACAATTTATCTTGTATTTTTTTCATTAAATCGTTATTATAAATTAAACTACCGCTAGGTTTATAACTGTTAATTGACTTGTATTCTTTAGCCAAATCTATGGATTCATTTTTATTTGTTAATAACAATGTATCATTATTGTCTTTCTTTTTAACCAATAAACCAGACCCATTCACTTCTACACCAGTATCTTTTTTTATTTTCTCTCTTACATAATCTGGGATCCAATGGTTCCATGAAATAAAGAGTAAATTAGGATGTGTATAAGAAATCTTGAATTCATTGTCTTTTAGTTTATCTATTATATATGCTATGCAAGAACCCACATCATATTTAGGAATTCCTATTAATATTTCTGGTACTACATACCAGCAACATTGACTATTGTTTTTTTGTTTAGCAGTTGTTTTTATGCGTGTATGTATACGCTGTAATATCTTGTTGTATGATATGAGCGTGTTTTGATCTGTCCGTTTAATAGTATCATATAAATCATCTATGTTAATTTTATTATCAGAGTCTTTATTAAACAATACATTACTATTCATAATATAATTTTACATAAAATTTAAAAGTAATTTACATAATAATTTATGACTATTAAATATTTGGTTTTATCAGGAGGAGGACCGAATGGTTTGTATCAATTGGGTTCTATAAAAAAATTATCAGAATCTTATATTTCTATCAAGAATATAGAGCATATATGCTGTACATCAATAGGCACGTTTATATCAATATTAATATGTCTTAATATTGAATTAATTGATATTGAGAACTATTGTATAAACAAACCATGGATTAAAAGTTTTATAAAATATACAAATGATATATTAGAATTAGACAACGAAAAGGGTTTTATAAAACATGAATTTATAAGAGATTCTCTAGAAAGCTTTTATAAATCAAAAGGTATAGATATTAACATAACATTCAAAGATTTTTATAAAATATCTAACGTAAAATTATCATTTTATTGTATTAAATTGAGTGATTTTAGCATACATGAATTATCGCATGAAACTACACCTGATATGCCTGTTATATTAGGTTGTCTTGCGAGTTGTTCAATCCCTCCTATTTTAGGTCCTATAGAGTACGATGGGGAGTATTATATAGACGGTGGATTTATTAATAATCACCCAATAAATTCTTGTTTATCTAAAGGTTACAATAAAGATGAGATTATTGGATTACAAACATCTCATATTAAAAATGGATATAATATATCAGAAACCGATACATTTCCACATTATTTAATGAATATTTTAGGAAACATACTAATGAAAACCATGACGGATGACAAACAACAAAAAATTAAACATAATTTTAAATTTAATACAGAATATGAAGCAAGTAATTTTATTTTGTGGAATAAATTTGCAAACGACGTAGATTTTCGTAAAAAAATGATTAAAGAAGGGTATGAACAAACCGGAGAAATGTTAAAATATTTAGAGTGATGTTTTAACAAACTCTTCTAATGTCTCAAATTTTGGTTTGGCATCATACTGGACAATTGTTCCGTTTTTAACTAATTTAATTGTAGGATAACCCTCAACCTTAAACTGTGTTGCTGTCGCTTCGTCTTTGTCGCAATCAACTTCAATAAATTCTAATTTGTAACCATTAATTATTTCATCTTTGTATATGTTTTTGAATTTATCCCATTCAGGTCGTGACTTTTTACAGTAAGGACACCAATCGGTATAAAAATAATATATTTTAGCAGATTGGTCGGCTTTGATTAATTCTTTGTTGACGCTATGTTTTACGTCGCCGGTTTTTTTCTTGATTTTTGGTATTCCATATTTTTTGTATGCAAAATAAACAGCTATTAATGCAACTACAATAATGATGAATATATTTCTAAGATTTTTTTTATTGCCAATCAATGATAAATATAAACTTTTTGGTTTTAATAGAGAAGTTATCTTCATTATATAATATTAAAAATATAATAAATTTGCTTAAATAAACTTATATATTTATTATATTTATGATTATAAGGACATATGATAATAAATTAATTAATATTGATTTAAAAAATTTTACTTCTGATTTTGATATATACAAACATATACTTTACATAAAATTTAATATTAAATTTATATCATCTACATCAAAAATAATGTTCTAAATACTATATATAGCTAAATGAAGGCCTTGCGTTCAAAAAAAACTAACAATCGTACTTTTAAAAAAAAAGAATTTAATAATGGTGATGGTATGGTAACATCTATTTGGGGTCCAAGTTATTGGCATATTTTACACACGATGAGTTTTAATTATCCTGTTAATCCAACATGTGAAGATAAAAAAAATTATAGAAATATGATATTAAATTTAAAAAACATTTTACCTTGTAAATATTGTAGAATAAACTTGGTTAAAAACTTTAAGAGCTTACCTTTAAGAGAATGTGATTTAAAAAATCGTGAAAGTTTTTCAAGATATGTTTACGATTTGCACGAATTAGTTAACAAGATGTTAAATAAAAAATCTGGATTAACATATGAAGATATTAGGGAACGGTATGAACATTTTAGATCTAGATGCACGAATGATGAATTCAGTAAAAAATTATTTAAATTAAATAAAACTGCTAAAAGAAGTAAAGAAAAAGGATGTACGGAACCTTTGGTTGGTAAAAAGGCTAAATGTGTTTTAAAAATAATACCGCAAGAAACGAGGTGTAATACATTTCAAGTTGATCAAAAATGTATAAAAAAACGTTTTACATCCCAAACTGACTAAAATCATTTAATACCGGTCTAGGTAAATATTGGTCATTGCTAGATTTATAGTTAGGAACTTTTTTACATTCAAATGCGGGTTCAGGACATCTTCCGCAAGGGGGGCAAGGTGGACATTTACCCTTTGGTAATGTTTCTTCCTCCTCTTCAAGTGATTCATCGTCGTCTACATAAACATATTGCTTTGTGTTAACAGGTGGAAATGTGCTTGTTTTTAAAACATAAAGATCTTCAAATCCTGGTGTAATTTGCGAGGGCCGTTCTAAATTATCTTCAAAAGCATCGTCAGGATTATATTTTATGTCTTCTTCGCGGTTATCTAAGCCTTCTCTTTTAAGATAATTATTATTCATCATAAAACTACAAATTAATATAAATATAAATAACAATAGTAAACACATCATTTTATTACTTATCATTATAATCTATATACGGAAAAAATTTAAATACTATGAATTAAATTAATGTAAACAATGAAGAATGTATTGACTTCATATTATCTTGATAATAACAATGTGGAAATTGGAATAGATGAGGCGGGAAGGGGTCCATTATTTGGAAGATTATATACTGGAGGTGTTGTATTACCTAAAAACAATTCTTTTAAACACGAATTAATGTGTGATAGTAAAAAAATTAAAAGTTATAAAAAACTTGAAGAATTATCCAACTATATAAAAAAAAACGCAATTTCGTGGAATGTGAATTATGAAGAAAACGATACTATTGATGTAATAAATATTCGTCAAGCAGTGTTAAAATCTATGCAAACATCTGCAAAAAATATTTTACAAGATATGGATATTTCAAATAATACTCTTATATTAGTAGATGGAAATGATTTTAAACCTTTGGTATATTACCACAATAATGAATTGGTGCCAATTAATTATGTATGTATAAAAGGTGGCGATAATACTTATACTGCGATAGCTGCGGCATCAATATTGGCAAAATACGAGAGAGACAAATATATACTTGAATTGTGTAATCAGTACCCACTATTAGACGAGTATTATGGGTTAAAGAGTAATAAAGGTTATGGTACAAAAAAACATTTAGATGGAATAAAACAGCACGGTATCACAAAATGGCATCGCAGGTCTTATGGAATATGTAAATCATTTGATACTATTATTAATATAAATTGAATAAAGTTTAAGTATTATAGATTTTATAAATATAAATATGAAGGTGATTATTTTTGACACAGAAACCACGGGATTGCCACCATTTCGCACTTCTCCTAATAAAGACAATGCTCACGAATGGCCGTATATTGTTCAAATAAGTTTTATTATTTACGACACTTCGCTAAACAAATTAATGACAACCTACGATGCTATAGTAAAGGTTCCGAATGATGTAGACATTCCGGAGGAATGTACAAACATACATGGCATCACAAAAGAAATTAGTTTAAAGCAAGGATACGACATCTGCGATGTTTTAAATATATTCAAAACCGCATTTGAAAATTGTGATATTATTGTTGCTCACAATATAAATTTTGATTTAAATATGATTTTGGTAGAAACATTGAGAAATAAAATTAACGTTGAATGTTTATTTACTAAAACCTGTTGTTGTACCATGTTATATTCTAAAGAATTATGCAATATTAAGGCTGTGAGTAAAAGTGGTAGAACATATATCAAATATCCTTCATTGAAAGAGTTGCATAATAAGTTATTTGAAATAATACCTAAAAATTTGCACAATTCTTATATTGATACAATTATTTGCTTGCGTTGTTACTATTATTTAATATATAATTATGATTTATGTGAACAGAATTGTAATTTCAATGCTTTGTATAAAAAATTTTGTGTATAATATACAATGGATAGTTGTATATTATATTTAATTACTGTTTCTATTTTATGGTCCATTTCACCTGTTTTATATAAAAAAGCAGGTGTTTATTACAAAGATAAGAATAATTTAGAAGCTCTTAAATATCTATTATGTGGATTTTCAATAGGTTCATTTGGTACCTTAATTTTCGTATTGTCAACTACAAAATGTAAGAGTCTTTCGAAAAATGTAACATATACATATGCCATACCGATTATTTTAACAACCATTATAAGTAAATTAATTTATAATGAAGCTATCACTACAAAAAAAGGGGTAGGTATTGGATTTATACTCTTAGGTATGTATTTTATTTAAATGATTTCGTCTACGAGTCCCATATTTTTACACGTAATGGAATCTAACCATATATCAGTAGTTAGTAGGTTTTCTAATGTATCTAATTCTAATTTTGTATTATTTAAATATAGGTATTTTACATTATTCATAAAAAATCCTAAGTTGTTTATTTCAGTCTTCATTTCATTTAACTTACCCGATGTACTACTTGATAATTGATGAATTAAAATAGCGGAATGTTTAGTCATGTATTTTTTTTTACCTGAAACCGCGATCAGGGACGCGGCGGAAGCTGCAAAACCATCCACATATGTATATACCGGAGTATCTAAATTCATTATTGTATCACATACATAAAATGTATGCATTAATGACCCACCGCCACTCTGAATGTGCAGACTGATATGAGGTTCGTATGATGGATAAAGTATTTTATTGTGTTTTGCTTTAATATCTAATTCAATAAGGCTATTTGTTAATTGTAAACAACTTTCTTCATTGACATTACCATAAAAATAAATAGAAAAAGGGTTCACGTCATTATCAGGTGTTCCGCCTTGTCTGTCATGCCCCGTATTGTCATCATCTTCGTTTGTTGTCCATGCTATGGTTTTTTGAGACATTAAAATTGGTGTATATGCTGTCATTTTAGCAATGTTTCTTCTTGTAATAAAAGGACTTTTTAATGAATTACTAAATAAAGGGACAAAAAATAATTTTAAAAAGGGCAATATTCTCATATAATATATTGATTATATTTAAAATTTAAGCTGAACACATCTCACAAGGTTCGTTGTTTTCTGTCGTTGTTTTTGGTTGAATTGTAAATTGTTGCGGTTGATGTCTAGGTTTCCTTCTTAGGTAATAAATTCCGGATTTTAATCCTTGCTCCCAACTATAAAAATGCATTGATGTTAGTATCTTGTAATTAGGCTCTTCTACCCACAAATTAAGACTTTGACTCTGACAAACATACGCACCTCTGTCTTTTGACATATTTATTAGATGTTTCATAGGAATTTCCCACACTATTTTATACTTATCTTTAATATGTTGTGATATTCCTTCAATATATTGAACGCTTCCTTTATTTGCAATAATATTTTGCTTCACATCATCACTCCATATACCCATTTCAATTAATTCACGAATCAAGTGTTTATTAATAATAATGAATTCACCCGCCAACGTTCTACGTGTGTAAATATTGCTTGTAAATGGTTCGAAACATTCATTATTTCCAAGAATTTGAGAGGTTGAAGCGGTAGGCATCGGCGCAACAAGTAAAGAATTTCTAACACCATTTTTAATAACCTGCTTTCTCAGTTTATCCCAATCATACCGTTTTGAAGGCGAAACATTCCATAAATCAAACTGAAATTTACCATTTGACAAAGGCGATCCATCAAACGTTTCATATCGCCCTTTTTTTTTAGACAATTCCATACTTTCTTCCATTGCAGCATGATATATTGTTTCAAATATGTTTTTATTAATTTCTTTAGCTTGTTCGCTGCTGTATGCGACGTCCATCAATACAAACGCATCAGCCAATCCTTGCACACCTATTCCAATAGGACGATGTCTAAAATTACTCTTACGCGTTTTTTCTGTTGGATAATAATTAATATCTATAATTTTATTTAGATTTCGTGTAACAACCTTTGTCACGTGATGCAGTTTATCATAATTAAACGACTTGTCTAAATTGATAAACATTGATAGGGCTATACTTGCCAGATTACAAACAGCTGTTTCGTCTTTATCACTATACTCTATTATTTCTACACAAAGATTAGAACTCTTAATTGTACCAACGTTTTGTTGATTAGATTTCTTATTCGCGGCATCTTTGTATAATATATAAGGAGTTCCTGTTTCCATTTGTGCATCTAATATTTTAAACCAAAGATCTCTTGCATTCATTGTTTTAATTGCTTTTCCTTCGCTCTCACATTCAAGATAATATTTATTGTAATCGTCGCCATATAATTCACATAGATTTGGACAAGAACTAGGACAAAACAACGACCAGGGTTTATTCTCTTTTACACGTTCCATAAATAGATCTGGAACCCATAGTCCATAAAATAAATCACGTGCTCTTGCGTTTTCATCTCCCGTATTTTTCTTTAAGTCCAACCAATCTTCGATATCAGCATGATCAGGAGATAGATATATAGCAAATGAACCATTTCGTTTGGACCCCCCCTGATCCACATATCGTGCGGTTTCATTGAAATTTCTTAACATTGGTATTATACCGCTACTGGTACCGTTGGTTCCATGAATATGTGAACCACTTGCTCTTACATTATGTATATGCAATCCAATGCCGCCTGCGTATTTTGAAATTAACGCACAATCTTTTAGTGTATTATAAATACCTTCAATGCTGTCTTCCTCCATTGCAATTAAATAACATGAACTTAACTGTGGACGAGGTGTTCCAGCATTGAATAAAGTCGGTGTGGCATGAGTAAAATATTTCTGCGACATTAAATCGTATGTTTCTTTTACCGCAACCAAATCACTACCGTGTAAACAAACTGCTACTCTCATCCACATATGTTGTGGCCGTTCAACAACAACCTTATCAACAGTCATCAAATATGCCCTTTCAAGTGTTTTGAATCCAAAATAATCTATCTCATAATCTCTGTTGTAATCTATCATAGCATCGTATTTGTCTTTGTGAAAACAAGCGTTTTTATATAAATCCTCTGAGACAAGAGGCTTAGTTTTTTTACTTTGCTTGTCATGAAAATTATAAAGACATTTAACAACATCGTAAAAACTACCCTTTGTATTTTTATGATTATTAGAAATAACTATACGACTTGCTAATACACCATAATCCGGATGATCTGTTATTTGGTTAGCGCAATGTTGTGCGGTTAATTCGTCGATTATCTTGGTCTCAATACCATCATATAATTGTTCAATAATTCGCATGACGAGAGATGTGTAGTTTAAATTAATAGACGCTTCCTCACCTAATTGTTTAACACGTTTCAATATTTTATCAAAAGATATCTCTTCCTTACT